GTTTTAAAAAACTCAAAATTGAAAATCTCAAAAATTAGGCGGCGGTAAATTTGAGATATTAACCTTTTAAAAGAAAACCCCCACCGGCGGAGCCGATGAGGGTTTAACTTTATTTGCGCTAAGCGCTTAGTGGCTAGGAGCCAGACTCACCTAGAAGTCCACGAATGACGACGAGGCCGTACATATCAGGACGCACCATCTTCTTGGCATAGCGAGTCATCACGCCCTTACGGGGCACGAAGTCCTCTGGTCCAAAGATAGTAGGTGTGGTTTGTAGTGGCACATAAGGTGCATATACATAACCTGACTCTAGGAAAGAGCCTCCGCGGCGACCAACAAGAATGACGTTGCGGAGGAAGTAAGGATCAACGATAACGTCGAACTTCTTGCTCAGCGAGCCAACCTTGACAGCACCGGCAGAACCCTTCTCATCATCGGCAGTAACGCTTGCGCGGAAACCGGCGGTGAACTCAAGGATATTAGCAACTTCAGGTCCACAGACGATGAAGTTAGCACCACCCCGAAGAGTCTTACGGTGGATCTGTGCAGAAACATCATTAACAGTTTCTAGCAACGTCTCATACCATTCAGACACGGTACCTGTGAAGTCAGGGGCCGCGGCACTAGCACCGATTTCGAGGCCAGTTTCACGGTTCAAGAACATTCCTGGGGAACGTGACCAATAGTAGGTTGCTGCGGTTGCACCATTAACAAGGTCAGCGAGGATCTCACGGTCGATTTCAAGAGCAACTTGCTCAGAGAGAATCGAAGTAAGCTCAACCTCTGCATCCAAGTTGTGGTATGCATTGAGGTCTTGACCCAATTCTGGTGTCCACTTGGCCTTAAGCTTCTTGGTCTGTGCGGTAACAGCCACTGAATCGACCTTGATGTCGATTTCTGGGATGTTTTCGTTACCTTCGAGACCCCACTCAACAGCACCAACGACGGAACCAAGAGCGGAACCAGCGTTAAAGTTGTCCTTAAGTGGGAAGTTCACAGTAA